CCGCGGGGTCGTCCGTGCTGTATCGCGGGATCGTGGCAGGTCTCGCCACCGACGCGGGCGCGATCAACCTGACGATCGGGTCCGCATACGGTGACGCGTTGCGGCGCCCGTATTCGCCCCCCGAGGCGACCGGGTTGCGGTTGCCTGTCGCACTGACACCGGGCAGGCTGTCCGCGGATGTCGAGGTCGACACGAGCGCGTGGGGACTTGATGACGCTGCGACTCAATGGGCGTGGCTTGGTGTCCGTGTCGGTGGCACGGATTACACGCTATTGACTGCGGGCGCGGTGTCGTCGGGTACACTGACGATCGGATCGCCACCGGTCCGCGCAGCGTTTGACGGGGACGAGTACGTCAGCGCGCTGGACCTGCCGACAGGTCCCGCGGAAGTTCGATCGGTGCGACTTGCGGACGTGTTCTCGTCGTCGTCACCGAAGTCGGTGCTGTCCGAGATCGTACAAGGTGACAGTCCCTCGACGATGCGCGGGGCGTGCGCGGAGCAGGTACAGAACGCTGACGCGGTCACGCTCGCCAGTGGGATCGCGACGATGCGCAGCAGGACAGAGGCGGCGGATCTGTACTACCTGCCGCACGACCTCGACGCGCGCACGATCGGGGATGTCGTCGAGGCGCTGCTGTACCCTGTGGCGCTGTCGCTCGTGCCTGACGGACAGGGGCGCCCGACTGTGATCGACTGGCCCGATGTGTCGCGTGATGCAACGCAGATCGCAGAATCGGACATTCGACGCGAGGCGGTCACAGGATGGTCGCAGTCCAGCGCGGGCACGCTGCGATCGGCGCTCGTCGAGGGGCAGCGAGCGACGGACCGTGTGGTGTCTGACGTGGCAATGCAGATCAACGGTTCCGCAGAGGATGCCGAGATTGACAGCACACCGTGGGGTGCATCGCACCCCGAGTGTGTGGACCGATGGCGACAGGCGATCGCGTCCGCGCAGCTGCCACGCGTGGCGGTGCAGATCAATGCGGCGCGGTCACTGTCGGTTGACGTGGGCGACGTGGTCTCGGTGACTCTGTCGACGATATACGACACTGACGGCACGCGCGGCGTGACAGGTGCTCGGGGTCTCGTGGTTGAGCGTGGCGACACGCTGGACGCGCAGTCGCTGATCGTGCACGTCGATGCGGGCACGTACAACCCCGGATCGTGGGGACCGACTGGCGAGATCACCGCGTGGAGCGATCCGACTGCAACGGTGGATGTCAGCGAATACGACTCGACCGGGGACGCTACGGTGTACCCTGCCGGCGCGCTGCTTCAATTGCTGGACTCGACCGGCACGGTGCGCGACACCGCGACCGTGACCGCGAGCACCGCCACGACGATCAGCCTGTCAGGGCTGTCGGTGACGCCCGCAGTTGGCGACTTGCTGATCCTCGCGCCGTGGGACGCGGTCGGTGCGTCGTATCGTGGCGCCTATGCTTGGTGGGCTCGCGACATCGCGGGCACGTTGGGCAGTGGCGCGGACGACCCGTTCACGTGGGGTTAGCGGATGGCATACACCGAGATCGACGACGACATCTGCACCGACGACGCGAGCGCCCCGAGTCTGCTCGGGGTTCGCACTCGGGCGAATCTCGCGGGACTAGCGGACGACCGGACGATCCACGGGTCGTGGACGTACGAGTCCCCGGTTGCAGCGAGCACGCACCCGGACGAATGGTTCGGTGTGCCGTTCCTGATCCCCGCTGTGAGCGGTGCGGACTCGGTCACGTTCACCGCGATCATGCAGGTCGCAAACGCTGCAATGGACTTTTCGTTGCAGGTCGAGGGCAACACCGGATCAACGGTCAGCGTCAGCGCCGCGTCGTCAACATCGGTGACAGTGACGTGCACCGCGCCGCGCGCGCCGTCGCCTGATCCCGCGGACGTGTGGCGGTGCATGTTCCGAATGAGGAGCACCGAAAGCGCGACGACGGTGACAGTCAACCAGATCGACTTTTCCGCACAGGGTGGGAACGCTCTGTTCACTAGCTACGACTCGGGACTGTCTGTCGGTGTGTCGCACTATTCGCTGGACCTGTCCGCGTACGACACTGACGGACTCGACCTTGGGACGGTGTACGTGGGCAACATCAGCACCGCGGGACCGTCCACGGGGTTCGAATACAACCGCCTGCTGTGCTGGCCGTCGCTTCCGTCGATCGCTGGACCCATCATCGACAGCACAGGCAAGTCCGCAACACTGACACTGCTGTCAACGTGCACGCTGCGCGCGTGCTCGTGGGCGGTCGTAGGCGGTGCTGATGCGCCACCCGTGACGGAGTTGTATCAGACCGGGGCGACTGCATACGCTCGCTCGGTGCGCGGGTTGTCGCGATACGCGCTCGGCATCTACCACCGCACGCCGCACGTCGCGTGTCCGAGTGCGATCAATGCCGCGGGCGGGGTCACGTTCGGTCAGGACAACGGTGACACACCGACGTTCGGATACTGCCATATCCCGCAGCGTGCGGACGTGACCGGGTGGCGGGCGTGGATGATGATCGGGCGCCGAGGCGGGGATCGAACTCTCACATTCGACTGGACGATCGCACCGTACGCGCCGACAGCGGGGTCCGCGCTGACTCACTCGACGAGCGCGATCGAGGTGCTGACGAGCGACGGTCCGCGGTCAAGCGTCGAGGACTCGGGGTTGCTGTCTCTGTTCGGACTGGACGCGCTCGTGTGGGGTGCGCGGGATCTGTCGTACGCTGGCAGGGACTCGGACTTGTCACGGTTCCAGCTGGTCGCAATCGAGTCGCCTGACACGAGCACGATCGGGGACGATCTGCTGTTCGAGATCGGCACTACTCGCAGCGGTGCCGCGGGCAACACGTACGTTGCAGCGTGCACGATCGCGGAACGGATCGAGGTGACACTGTGACGACATCATACACCGGGGCATGGGAACGACTAGAACAGCGGTACGCGGTGACGCCGGGGATCGCGATCAGGTCGGGCAGCACTACGGACGACGCGGCGCGCTCGCTGCCGGTGGACGCGCGGTTGATCTATCGCAGGCAAGGGCGCGCGCTCGCAAGTGTCGGCGGATCGACATCGTCGCCACTGGTCAGCACGACCGCCACGCTGTATCCGGGCGATCCGCAGTACCGGTTGATCTGGCGGAAGTCGCCCGATCAGCGTCCCGATCTGCGCGTGACCTTGATCGGTGACGACATCGACGTGGAGATCAAAGTGTACACGCTCGCGGGCGCGCTCGTCGAAACGCTGACGATCTCGCGGGCCAGCACTACGACCGGCACGAGCACGACAACCGCGACCACGTCGCAGACAGCGGACACGGTGTATCGTGCTGACGTTCGGGCGAAGTCTCGCAGCGGTGGCACGGGTGAACTTGTCTCACTCTGGTTGACCGAAGAACCCTGATCTGTTAGCAGTCGAACACACACGGAGCTTGACATATGAAACCGATCCTCGCTGAAACTGTCACCGCCACGACAGGCGGTGCCGCGTCCGATGTCTCGGGCGATCTCGTCGATGGGATCGACTACTACGGGTGCCGCGTGTACAACGCGGGGTCCGTGGCTGTCTCAATCAACGAGCCCGGACTTGCCGCGTCCGCAGCGAACAGCGGAGTGGTTCTCGCGGCGGGCGGTTCGTCGCCCCTGCTTGGACCGTACAAGCGGACGATCTTGGACTCGACCGGTACGAACTCGGTGAGACTGACGACCGCCAGCGGCACGAGCGCGTGCGGTGTGACGTGGTACGCGTTCACCGATGGCGAGGTCTGACATGGGACTGTTCCCCGGTCTGCTATTCGGTGCCCCGCCTGCCCCGCCTGCGGCAATCGTGCGCGACGGATCCGCGTCGCTGCCGTGGATCACTGACACGGCAGGACAGGCGGGACTTGACGCCATCGAAGCTGCGCACACCGTCATCGATGGACAGTATGCAGTGATCGGCGCGTCGACAACGCCGGTGCTCTACACCGCAAACGTCACGAGCGGCGTGATCACGTGGTTTCGACCACTGCTTGGCGCGACGATCTCGAGCGTCAACGCCATCGCCAGCGATCCAGGCGGTGCTGGATGGTCCGAGTCTATCGCGGCGGGTGGCGCGATCGACTTCGACTCAACCGAGGCGAACCGGATCGCTGTAGTCTCAGGGTCCGCGTCAGGTCAGTCCGTTGCAGGTACGCCGGACACGAGGGGAGCAACGGATGCAATGTGCATGGTTATCCAGCGCGCTAAGGCTACCGATCCGGGCGGATCGGCGGTGCAGTCTGCGACGTTCGGTGTGCGAACATCATCGGGTGGAGGTCGCGGACAATTTCTCGTGACTACGTCAGGCAACACGACGTGGCGGCTTTATGACTCTGGAGCGTCGTTTGACACTGGGATCGACAACTCTGTGGAGACAACGATCGAGGTGTATCAAGATCGCGTAAACAATGGGGTGCTGGTAGTCGTCGATCGGTCGCCTGACGTGATCGCGTTCGATGCGGTCGCGGTGTCAACCGCGGGCACCGAACTTGGTTTGATCGCCAGTGCCTACGCCGGATCGCAGCAGTCTACGACCTGCGAGCGATTCGCCGCCTTCTACTTGTCATGATCTCGCAAGCACTGCACACGTTGCAGCGCGCGCCCGGTGTGGTTGCTGTTCTCGTCGCTCGGTCGTTCGCGCTGATGCAGGTACGCGAGCGCGGATCAAACCGCGGTCGGTGGGTCGATGCAATCGTCGAGATCGGCGGGGGCGATGACGAGGCGGCGGGCGCTTGGTGTGCCTACTTCGGGTGGGCGTGCTGGCACATTGCCGCGCTTGCCCTCGGGCACCGCGTCACGTCACGCACGTCGGGCGGTGTCGTGCGGTCGTGGCATTATGCGACCGAGGACGAGCGCGTCACCGGCACGCCTCGACCGGGCGATCTCATGTGCATCGTCCGCAACCCGAAGCACCTGCCCGCTGTTCGTCGAGGCGAGACTGTACCGGGACACATGGAGGTCGTGCGGCGCGTATACGACAGCGGCATGATCGACACGATCGGTGGCAATACCACGGGCGGGGACAGTGCAGAGGGTGACGGTGTGTACACGCACGAGTCGCTGTATTCTGTGTACGACCCCCGCTTGATCGGATTCATCCGACCCACACTGGAGCGATTGCGTTGAAATACGTCAACATCGGATTGATTCTCGCGGCGGTGTCGGGGTTGCTGACACTGCTCGCGGGTATGCTTGAACGCGGTGCGCCGTGGCACGAGATGGCGCTTGCGTCACTGACCGCGATCGCTGCTCTGCTGTGGCGGGACTCGGACGGGGACGGGACGCCGGACTTGCGAGACCGTACACCGACCGGGGGTCAGTGATGCGCGCGGCGGTCGTGCTCGCGTGCCTCGGGCTCGCAGGTTGCGGCGCCCCTATTGCGGCACAGGTTGACACCGCGGATCAGTCCGCGGGCGTCACTGTGGACGGGTGGGGCGTGGAAGTGTCGTGCAAGGCGGATCACCTGTGCGTCGTCACGCCAGTCGGTCCCGTTTGTTTTCCCATGCCTGGAAAGGTGTGTGCGTGGCTTTGATTGTCCCGTTCGTCGCGTTGGCGATCCTCGTCATTGCGGCGGCACACTTTACGAGTTGACATCGTGCCGATCGAATCACTCACAGTCCCGATCGTTCTGGCCGTTGGTGCGGTCAGCACTGCGGGCGGTTTTGCTTGGTGGCTGTCCTCGCAACTCAAAGCGGTGAGCAGCAAGATCGACGATCTGCGACTGCACATTGTGTCGAGCTACGTCACACACGCGGCACACGATCGACTGTCCGAGAAGGTCGACACACTCAACGATCGGGTGGTTCGACTTGAGGCGACGCACGACCTGCGATCGCGTCCCGAGTAAACCCGCGAAATGGGGGCGGAATGTGGTTACGCGCAGCGGATGCAGCGGCAGAACTTGAGATCAGCACGAGCACACTTCGGGACCGCAAAGCGGCGGGCAAGATCGCCACGAGACCGGACCCGGAATACCCGCACCTCAATCAATACTGGTGTGGGGACAGTTCGCCCGCCGAGTCCCCGACGAGTGCGCCTCGCGAAGATGGCGACCCGTGCGATGCGGACTCGGCGGGCACCCAACACCTGACCGCTGACGACGAGGTCCGCACAACGGGCGCCACGGTTGAGCGTGACGGGTACGTGTACGTCGGCAGCGAGGACACGTACATCGTGCAGTGTGCACCCGCTGGCGGGCACCTCGTGCGACCCGGTGCGTGGGTTCGCAGACTGTGGCGAGCATACACCGCGGGCGGCATGACGATCGCAGAGATCACCCGCGAATTTGAGATTGATCGCGCGTCGTTCTCTGCGGTCAAGCACAGTCTGTGCTTGACGAAAACCCGAGCGCCGTGGACGGACGAGGAGATCGCAGGGTCGACGATCGGAGCACTAACCGCGGACGCACTGCGAGCGCGCGAGCGCGAGGCAATGGTTCGCGCGGACCGCAGGGACTGGAACCGCACCCGGCAGGATGCACAGCGGTGGCGCGAGGTGCACGACGCGTTGCGGGATGCGGTGTCAGAACTAGACATTCCCGCGGTGTCAATCGACCCCGAGTCGTGCGACCGTGGCCCGTGGGACTGCATCGTGGGAACAACCGATCTCCACGTTGGCAAGCGGACGCACGATCGCGATCACACGCTGCGCGAGCAGGTGGACGGACTGCGAGCACTGCTCGCCCGAGTGCCGAGCGACGTGCGATCGACGTGGGGCGAAATGCCTGACCGGTGGATTGTGCCAGTCGGTTCGGACCTGCTCCACTCGGACACGTACTCGCAGACAACCACGAGCGGCACGGCACAGGGTGCGCAGTCTGTCGGCAGTACCGCGCAAGCGTTACGCGCGGCGATCGAACTGATGGCAGGATTGATCGACCTGCTCGCGACGACTGCCCCGGTGCTAGCTGTGCACGTGCCGGGGAATCACGATCGGGTACTCGGTCACGCTGTCGCGCTCGCGCTTGAGCAGCGGTATCGCGACGAGGCACGAGTGACCGTTGACACGAGCGAGACACCGCACAAGGTGATCGCGATCGGTCGCGTGCCCCTGATGCTGCATCACGGGGACGGCGCGGACGCAAAGCGAGCAGCTGCGACACTACGACGCGAGGCGCCGCGGGACTGCGACATCCGCCACGCCATGATCGCGCACGGTCACTTGCACGCGCGCCGCGCGCAGTGGCAGGACGATCACGGAGTGCTGACGGTCTGCATGGGGTCGCCCGCATCCGCGGACGACTGGCACGCCACAAAGCACTACACCGGATCGCGTCGGTGCGTCGGTGTGTGGCGAGTGCATCACTCGGGGCGGTTGCCCATGCCGATGTGGTGCGAGGTTTAGAACTCGACGAACGACGCGCGCTCCCCGTCCTCAACAATCGCAACCCACCGATCGCGCTGTCGCTCCACACCGAGCACCCGCCGCCCGTCGATTGACTCGGGGACGGCGGGGCGCGGTGGGTTGCCGATACGGCGATCGCGGGGTTGGCTATTCCGGCGCATTGCTGCCCGCGGCACGCTCAAGCAATCGGCGGGCCAGTGCCTCGCACTGACGCGGAGTCAGCAGCACCGCAACACCGTGCACGTCGATCAACGTGCACCCGTGGTCAGCGGGTCGGACTCTGATGTCCTCGATCTGGTTCGTCGTCATCATCAGAACGGGATCGCGTCGTCGGTGAATCCGCCGCCCTGCGACTGCTGCGCACCCTGCGAGGCGCGGGCGGTGCGACCGCTGCCGCCTCCCTGCAACGCGATGTCATGCACGCGGATCTTTGCGTACACTTTCCCATTGTGCTCGCGGGTCGAGTATTCCCCGACGACAGTGACCTGTGCACCTTTCGTCAGGTACGGCGCGAGCACTTCGCCACGTCGTCCCCACAGTTCGCAATCGAACCACGTGGTTTCTTTATCGCGTCCCGACTCCGCTGCGACCGCGAAGTTGCACACGGTGCCGTCCCCGATCCGCTTGACTTCGCTGTCTCGCCCGAGTCGTCCACTTGCTGTGATCGTGATCATTCGTTGCCCTCATAGCTTGCGGCAGTTGCCGCGGTGATAGTCTCGGCCAGTGCGAGACGGGTTGTTGACCACCGGCACGGATGCTCGCAGCGATACCCGCAGGCATAGCGGCAGAGCGCCGCACCGATCTGGTCGATTGTCGGAATCTCGACGCACGATTGCGCCTCGTGATCTAGCCACTGCCGGAAGATCCGCGCACCGTCGTCGATCAACCCCGCGTCCGTTTGCAACTGCGGCATGACCTGCAACGGTCCCGCTGCACCTGACTCCGGGTGCACTACGTCGGGCCACAGTCGCGACTCGTGCCACGCAATCGAGACCAGCACGGACGGCGGCAGGTGATACGCTTCCGCCGCTTCAACGACATCAGCACACACCGGTTCGGCGGTCGGTGCGATGTCGAGTCCGAGCGCGAGCAATGCGACACAGATCATGTCGTCCCCTGCTGTTTGCGTGCCAGCGTTGCGCGCGCTTGTGCGTCCGTCAGTCCGTCGATGTAGTCGATCGACTTTGCCAGCCTGTCCGTGTCGCTGCCCGCCGACTCGCGTGCCATTCGATACAGCACGTCCTGTGCTGTCTGCCCTTCGGGGATCACCGGTTCCGGCAGGCGGGGCGCGGGCGGTGCGGGCGTGTGCTGCTCCGCGTCGTCACCCGTCGCGATGCAGAACAGCAAGCGGAGCAGATACTTGCGCGCCCCTGTCATGCACTTGTAAACCGTTTTACCATCGCCGCGGTCGGCATCCTCCCCGATCGTCATCATCTGCATCGACTCGCCTGACGAGTGCCGGATCTCCCACGTGACCGTGACGATCACGGACTTACCCTCGCGGGCGTGCGTCATGTTGACCGGCGCAATCGCGAGACCGTGCGCGACGAGCGCCGGGTTGACTGCTCGTGCAAGATCTTCGTCCGACGCGTACGCGTACCGATGGTGCGTGTTTTGCCCGGTCTGACGCACGTATCCGATCGACCCTGTCGCTGCTGCGATCGCTGCTGCGATCTGTCCTGTCTGCTTTCCTGTCACTTGATCCATGTCGGCACCTCCACCATGATCGGATCGGGTCCATACCCGTCCTCGCGCGGACCCATCGTCCGCAGTAGCTCAAGCGCGCCCTCGTATGCAGCGCGCCCCGCGTCAATCGCCGCGGGTGGCAACTGGTACACCGCCACCCCGAACGGCGCAACATTGTCGACCGCCACGATCATCCAGTGACGCGTTGGGATGTCGTGCAACGCCAGCGCGTCCGCGTACCATGCAAGCTGCAAGTGCACGTCGTACCGGAAGATCGATCGCGCGTATGCAGGTCCAGCGTCGCGGGTTGTCTTTAGGTCGACGAGCACGTCACCCGCGACCGCGTCAACGCGTGCTTTACGGTCGCCCCATGTCATGCTGATCTCTGTCCGCGCGGACAGCAGCAACGGTCCCGCGTACGGGTGATCAAGCACCGCGTCCCGCATACGGCGCGCGTCGTCGAACTGTGCTTGCGTGATCACCGCGCGATCGCCTGCCGCCTCCATGAACTGCGCGTATTCCTCGCGCCCTGCTTTCGTGCGGCGGTTGATGTCCGGCAGGATCACGACCTCGTTGTTGAACTGCTCCGGGTCGAGAATCAACGCGTGACCTGCGGTCCCCTTGTGCGCCGAATCACCGACCGGTCGCGGGTCGTGATAATGCGGCGCACCCTGTCGCAGTCGCTTCAATAGTGACGCGCTGATCGCGTCGTGCGCGTGGTATTGCGCAGCGGTCCAGTCGTGGATCATCCCTCACACCTCCATCAGATCGGCAGTCCATTCGCTGCCGGTCCGTCGTTGCTACCTGCCCCGAGTGCGCGCGTCAACCCTTTTTCGGTCAGCACGACACACCGCACGCGACCGTGCCCGATCCTGACCTGCTTCGTGTATCGCGTGGACGACTCGCACTCGACCCACCCGCGCTCGCGCCACGCGGGCAGCACTGTGTCCGCCGCGTATCCCTGCCGCCGAAGATGATCGCGCAGCCAGCCAGCATCGAGGGCCAGCGACTCGGGACCGTGATCGCCCCACGTCACACGACCGATCCATCCACCGGGCGGCATCTGCGTTGCACCGGGCGAAGCGAGCCGATCCGCCTGCATCTGCGCACCTGTCACAGCTTCCTCCAGCGCCTCGCGCGAGCGGTCCGCAGTTGCTCCGGTCGACATGATTGACAGTGCGATGCCTCGATCTATCCAGTTGTCCGCATCGTGCAACCCCGTTGCACGGTGCAACAGTTCGCCCACGACTGCGAGGGACGCCAGGTGCATACAGATCCGATCGCCTACCGGATGATCTGCCCATCGCGCGTAACATTGCGCGGAGTACACCTCGCACCATTCCGCGTGTCTGCGTCGCAGCTCGTCACGGTTCGCCCCTCGCAGCAACTCAACGAACCGCGGCAGCGCGTGCCCGTGATGCTCGCGCACCGTGGCGACGATGCCTCGCACCTGCCGCCCCATGTCCTGACCGACTGCACCCCATACCGGATCGCGCACGGTCAGCACACGCGCGCGCAGTCCGCCAGCACCGCGGGCAGCCTCGACCAGTGGACCCTCGCCCGTGCTGATAATCCACGAGTGCGACGGCGGTGACGCCTGCATGCCTCCACCGGCAGATCCTCGCAGTCGCGACTTGCCTGACGTGATGTCGTAAACAATCCCCTGCACGTCCTCGATCCGGCGCGCGCGCATCGTGTCATCTAGGGCCAGTGTGATCCCGCGGGACCGTGCCGCCAGTCGTTCGACTGCGATCCGCGTAGTGTCCCACGTGCGAGTCAGTGGCTCGGGGTCCCCGAGACAGGACAGCGCCACGCGAAGCGCGGACGTTTTGCCCTGCGATGTCGTGCCCGCGATGTCGATGCACGCCGCGTCAATCTCTAGCCACTGCGTCAGCGTGGACGCGAGCGCGCCGCACATTGCGAGTCGGACTCCGGGTGACTGCACCGCGTGCCGCATTGCGCCGATCCACGTATCGAACGACCCGCGCGGCGCTAGTGCCTCGATCCCCGGATCGGTGCCGGGGTCGCCTGCCGCGTAGACAGGGGCGTCCCCGTGGCGAATCGTGCCCGCGAGAAAGGCTCCATTATACCACCCGGTCGATGATGCGGACCGGTGCCGCGGGATGCGCGATCGGTTCGCTTCCTCGTACGCGGTCAGGTATCGCACTAGCTCCGGGGCGGTGTGCTGATCGACTGGCAGTCCACGACCGGACCACGGGGTCAGAGTGCGAGACGATGCGAGGTCCGCTCGTGGGATGTCTAGCACGTGCGATCGCCACTTGATCCGCCACGTGTGCAACCCGGTGTCCACGTCCACGCCGCAGTTGACAACGGCGATCGGACACTCGCACACCGCCGCGCGCTTGCTGTCGTCCACAATCCGCACGAGCGCGCCCGCCTCGACTGCCCATCCCTCGGGGATGATCGGGCGGTCCAGTGCGCGAAGCGCGCCCGCCAGCCCATCGTCGCCCACCTTTCGGTGGAGATCGTCCACGTCGTACCCCTTCGGTCCGTCGAGGCGCACGATCTCGCAGTCGATGCCAGCGTCCCGCAGCGTCGCGCGTGCCTTCTCTGCACCCTTCTCGCCTGCCTCGTCCGCATCGTATGCGATACGCACGACACGATCTCGCAGTGCGGGGATCAGCGCGCTGATGTCCTGCGTCGCACCGACGAGACCGCACACCGCGTTGACGCCCGATTGCCAGCACGCCCACACTGACGGCTCGCCCTCGACGAGATACACAAGATCACCGGGCTCGCCCGTGCGACCGTACGCGCACGCGCGCCCGCCTCTGCGAGCCCATCGAGGCTCGGACGGACCGGTCGACAGTCCGCGCAGTCGGTCCACGCCGCACGGTGTGCCGAACCTGATCAGGCCCTGCTTGACCTCGACGATCTCGAACTCCGCGGCGATGCGGTCCGGGTCGAGGTGTCGACGGTGACACCATTCGCGCCACCCCATGATCTGCGGCGTGCTCGTCGGTGCCTCAACCCCGAGTCTCTGCGCGAGGTCGTACAGACTGCCGGATTCGTCGGTGCTGTGATCTCGCCACGCACCGCCGTCCGTGTCGTCCGGTCGACAGTCGAACGACGGGCGCTTGTCCGGTCGCAGTGGCGATCGGATTGTATACCACCCTGACGCTTTAGGCTTCACGCCTCGCGTCGCCTCGTCGAGTCCGCACGCGTGCCACAGTTTCCGATCAGTCATTGCCTATCCCCTCCACGATCTTCGTCGTTGTCTCACTGTCACGTTCCATCGAACCGAGCACGAGTCCGCACGCGTACACCGTGGACACGCGAGGCGGGTCAGCAGCATACGCGAGGCGGGTCAGCAGCGGCAACCCGCGACCGCGCACTTTCTGCCGCAGCCACCCGAGTTGCCGCCAGCTTGCGGCGCTCTGCAAATAGGTGTCAATCCGCTGTGCTTTGATCTTGCGTGCGTTCTCGCGCACTAGCTCGGGCAGGGTGCGACACAGTCCCGCGGCATGTAGTCGCAGAACCGCGTTTCTGATCGCAACCTCGTCGTCCGACATAACAGCAGGGATCGATCGCGTGCCCGCTGCGATGTCGAGATCGAGTCCGATGTCTAGCACGTGCCGCAACCATACCACGTCAGGCGGATCTTGTGGTCGGGGCGCGTATTGCGTGGACGGTAGTTCGATCGTCTCACCGTCGAGATCAAACGTCACGCCCTCGGGGGTCAGCGTGCACGGCAGCGGCAGATCATCCGGTGCGATCCGGTCTGCGATGTGCCGGTATACCTCGGTGATCATTCCGTCCCTGATCTGCATGGTCGCTTGCGCGGGCGGTCCCATGTCCGGCGCGATGTCCTCTAATGCCGCAGACAGTGCCGCGGGATCGTGCAACGAGTGGATGTCCGCCACCCCGAACGGGTCCCACACGAGGACTTGATCCTTGCTCGGATACGTCCGCAGCACTCGCCCGATCTCCTGTGCATACGCCACCCGAGACCCGCGCGGATGAGTCAGGCCGATCCATCGCAGCCACGGAAGATCGACACCCTCGACGAGACACGCGACATGCACGATCGCGCGAATCTCTCCGCGCTCAAGTCGTGCCAGTCGGTCCGATCGCTCGGCCTGCGACTGCCCGCTGTGGTACGACTCGACACCGTCAAGCGCGCTCGCGAGCGCGTCCGCGCTGCTCCGCGTCGATGCCGAGAACACGCCCGATCCGTCCACCTGCTCAAGCCAAGCGCGGGCGCCCTCGACAAGATCGTCCTCGGTGCATCGCACGCCCGCAAAGGTCGGCAGCATCACGACACCGTCGCGCACAGCTTGCGTCAGGTCGTAGTGATACCACACGCCCGCCCACAGTTGCAGCGCGTCGCCCTCGTCAGCGAGGTACGGGGTCGCAGTGAATCCGAGCGAGCGCGACGGGGCGACCGACTTGCGCCACTCACTGATCGCCCACGTGTTCGTTCGGTGCGCCTCGTCCGCGATCCACACGTCGCAGTCCGTGACGTGCGACAGGCTGCGCGGATCGTAGCTCGTGACAGTCACACGTCGCGAGGTGTCTCGGTGCCCGGTGCAGACTCGCCCGACATCCAGTCCGCGGCGCTCAAGCGTGCCCGCTAACTGGTGGACCAGTCGCAGCGTGGGGGCAGTCACCGCAACGCGTCCCTCGGTGTGCGCGATGACTTCCGCCAGTGCAACCGACTTGCCCGCGCCCATCGTCGCGACGATCAGTCCTCTGTCGTCGCCCGCGTCCCATCGCCTCAACACCTCGTCGAACGCTGCCGCCTGCCACTTTCGCGGGGTTAGTCCGCCCCACATCATACCAGATCCAAAAGTGAGGTTTGACCGGGCACCGCGTCGGGCTCGTCAGCGGCGGGCGGATCGATCTCGGGGTCCCATTCGTGCGGGTGCGCGACCGCGTGCGCAATTCGCCCGCGTGCGAGGTCGGCGTATTCGTGCGAGAGCTCGCAACCGATAAACCGGAACCCCTCGAGCGTCGCCGCGATCCCGGTCGTGCCGCTGCCGGTGAACGGGTCGAGCACGACTCCGCCCGGTGGCGTGACGAGTCGCACGAGCCACCGCATAACGGCGACCGGCTTGACCGTGGGGTGCACGTTGCGGCGCTCGGTTTTGCCGCGCTGGTAGGCGTTGTCAGCTGCGACCGCGCGACCGTCGCCCACCGTCTCGGGCTCGCGGTGCGTCAACCCGCGCTCGCGTTCGGCGCGGCTCGCTTTGGCGTGGTAGAAGAATCGGGCGGCGGATCCGGTGTCGCCCGTTACCCGAACGCTCTGCTCTGCCGCCTCGCTCGACCAGATCCCGCGCGTCTTCCGAGACGCAAAGACGCCGCTCGACGTCACCGGAAACCCCGCGAGCACTTCGGGCGATCCGTCGTGTAGGACGTTGGCGGGGAATCTCCCGCGCACTGTGTTGTCAAATACAGGCTTTCTGGTTCCCCATCCTTCGGCCTGTGGATCGCCTTGTGCGACTACGTGCCCGACTCCGCCCTCACTCCCCACCCGACACCCATCCACATTGATCGCCCCGGTCCCGTGCGTCGTCACGTTGTGCGCGACGGTGCCGGATAGCGGCTTGCGAGCGAGCACGATCGGTTCGTGCGCGGGTTTGAGCGCGGTGCCCCATCCGTTCCACTGGCGAGCGGCTTCGGTGGCGGGTGCGGTTATGTCGTAAATTCCTGGGCTTGTGTTCATTCGCGCGGTGTGCCCGTCCGTTGATTCGGGACGGTTCCAAGATTGTGCTTTCCCCACCACCTCCCGTTCCGCCCCGGCCGCGCGGTCAATCGCCTTGCTGACGTTCAGACTTTTCGGGAACCCGGACCCGTAAAGCCAAAGCAATTGATCCCGCACTTCAAAGCCAGCGAGCCGCACGCCCATGACGATCCAGTCGTACGTGCGAGACCCCGCGAACGCGAGCAGGTGGCCGCCCGGTTTGAGCACGCGAAGGCACTCCGACCAGACGACCGGCGACGGGACGAAGGCGTCCCAGGCCTTACCCATGAATCCGCGCCCGCCCGGCTGATACTCGGCGCCGTCAAGCCACGCCGCGAGCACTTCGCGCGGGTCGGGCTCGCGCCCGAGTCCATACGGCGGATCGGTCACGACCGCGTCGACGCTCGCGTCGGGCATCGCGCGCAACGTGTCGAGACAGTCCCCGACTGTGATCAGTGTATCCGTCACGGTGCAAACCTCCGAGTGATGTCCTCGCAATACGGCGCGAGCAGGTCTCGCGCAGAGTCGCGGTTGTTTTCGTAACTGGTCACAATTCCGATCGATGCGTCCGCGTCGTCGAGTGCCTGCTTGATATCTCGCAGCAGTCCCACCGGGCGCATCCCCGCGCGCCCCGTGGGCACGTGCGACACGATCCACATATCCGAGTCGCGACGAGCGCGTCGAACGTGCCAGCGACCGGACGGTGACAACCACCCGTCGACCTCGATCGGCTCGCGGTGCCGTTGATTGATTCGGATTCGCTTACGTGTCCATTTCATTCGTCAACCCTCCCGATCCCACCGCACGCGGGACACGACATGTCCCACAGTCCGCTATTGTTCCGAGGCTCGTGACGCGGGCGCCGCGGGTTGTCGACAAGCCCGGAGCCCTCGCACGCACTGCACCGCACTCGGGACACGTAGTCGTCCCACGCCCGATACACTGCGTCCATGTCCACGTCGTCACCGAACACGAGCACCGCGGCGGATTCCTCGCATCCCATGATCGCCGCACGCTCTGCCCATCGATCGATCTCGTCGTCGGTTATCTGCATTGCTCAACCTCCATGATGATCCGCCCGAGTAGTTCGGGGATCTGCGGGACGATCGCGTTGCCTAGTCCTCGGAGTCGAGGCACGTCCAGTGCAACGGGAACCCCATCATCCATTCTACGAACTGGGGATGGAGCCTGCCGCGGTATCCAAGCGCACCGATCGCCCCCTCGGTGTGCATCCTTTTCTGGTGGAATCGCTGAATATTTGACGGGCAGATCGTCGCGCACTTGTGCATTGACGCGGTCGGGGTCGGAATCAGACAGCCCAACATCGCCAGATCCGCCAGCGATAACATCGCCGTGCGACCGTCGCTCGTGCGCGTGCGAAGCGTGCCCGAGCTCGTGCGTTCGATCGGACCTGTCCGCGGACTCGTGCGCGTGTCCACCGTCGTTGGCGTCGGCAGTAGCTCGCCACGCCACGACGAACACTCGGTCGCGTAGGTGCGGGGCGCCGAGGGCCGCAGCGGGTATGCAGTCCCACCACGCATCGTACCCGAGCGCGGCCAGGTCTCCGAGAACGGCCCCGAAGCCCAATGAAAGGTGCCCTGCGACGTTTTCCAGTAGCACCCATCGGGGTCGTAGATGGCGCACGCATCGGGCAACCTCTGGCCAAAGATGGCGCGGGTCAGACTCGCCCGCACGCGATCCCGCGTGACTGAAGGGCTGGCACGGGTAGCCGCCGCACACGATGTCAACGGGTTCGACGGTCGACCAGTCGATCGATCGGATGTCTCCATAACAGGGCACCTCAGGCCAGTGTTTCGCGAGGATGGCGCGGGCGTCGGGGTCGATCTCGCATTGCCACGCAACCGACATTCCCGCGCGCTCAAGTCCGAGATCGAATCCGCCGATCCCGCTAAACAATGATCCTACACGCACAGCGTGACCCCCCATCGGACGCGTCCCTTGCTGTCCAGCGGACGACCGAACCTCACGATCCCCGCGCGGTGCATTTCGTCGAGACGCTGCTGTGCGTGCTGGATTGACGAGAATAGCAACGCGTCGCGCACCGAGGCAGGCGACCCCCACACACTGCGATTCGTCCGCAGCGTCAGCGCCGTGACCGCGCGCGCCATGTCGCGCGCCGCTGGATAATCCGTGATCGGGTCGCGCATCACGTGCACCTCGTCCCGCGGATCGTCCGTGTCGTCGTCGGTGAACTCGTACAGTCTGCGCAGCCTGTGCCGGTCCGCGCATCCGAGCGCCACCGCCGCAAGGTTCAACCTGCGCTCTGCGGCGCCGGGGTCGATGTTCTGCCGTTCCGCGATCACCTTTAGTGATTCGCCCTGCATCCAATTCGCGATCATACGAGCGGCCACTTCGGGGTACTTGACCTCGCGATCGGCCAGGTATTCGGTCAGTTCGTGGTGGTTCATTTGTGATCCATTGTGTAGCGGATTGCGTTGACGATCGCGTCCCGCAGATCGCGGGCGCCCTCCATGTCCAGCACGATCGCCGCGGTGCTGCCTCCCGGTGTCGTGCTGTCAGTGCATACCACCGACAACGAGGTTGCATCGACATGCACAGTCAGCGTGTCCGCGGGATATTCGGCACAGTGCAGCGTTGCAACGATCACCGATACGACCCCGCGCCGATGATCATGGATACGATCATCTCAAGCTGTGCACTTGTCGGTCCGACTGCCCATACTGATGTGTCGCCCTCACCGACTGGATTGACACCGTATTCGACGGACAGCGCCGCAAGCACTGTCTCGATCCTGTCGGTCTCGTCGTCGGTCAGCAGGCCAGGCACTCGCACGGACTCGGTTAGATCGTCGCCCAACCACGACCCGCTGTGCTCGTACCACGCGATCGACGTGTGCCGGTCGACAGTGACAGCGGAGCACGTATCGATCACGCTCTGGCAGTTGTGGATCTTCGCGTGCCAGCGATCATCGTCTGACATACCGCCAGCGGCCAGATTGTAGCAGGGTCGCCAGTCAGACAGCGCGACCGGATCAAGCGGTATGATCTCGTCGCTCGTGTGCAGCACGTACACGTCCTCGAACTGCTCAAGCGTGCACCCGGTCTGGTCCTCAACCATATCCTCGTCAATGTATCGCATGCGTCTCGCCTCCACCGATCCGGGGACCCATCGCCCTCGGGTTGACCTATGGATGCACGGTCGAGGATCGCGCGTCAAGCACAAAACGCGATCTGTCGCAGGGTGATCGGTCCAGCGATCACCCCTTGTGTCCCCACTTGACGCTGACCGGTGGGGACAAGCGGTGCCCTGCAACCTGCCGGAATTGTTGCACTCTCAATTTCGTGTCTCCACCGGTGGGGACAGAGTGGGGACACGAGAAACCCGTGTGTTTCTAGATAGATAGATAGATAGATAGTTCAAAAAATACCCTTTGTCCCCACTGTCGCGAAACATAGCCTTTACGCGCGCGCGTGCGCGCGTGCGCGCGGCGGTGTTGATCTCTATTGAGTGGGGACCGGGGACAAGCGCCCGAAACTGCAACCAAGCGCGCGGAATCATTGAAAGAATCTTGTCCCCGGTGGGGTGGGGACACGGTGGGGACACGGGCTCGGAATCCGCGCAACCCGTTGAAATTGCTACGGTCAGCGGTGGGGACACCCGGTTGCACCGCGCGCGCGCGCGTGATAGTGTCGGCGCATGCAGGTCATCGGGGTCGACATCGGCGCGAAGGGTGGGATCGCTGTCTACGACGGACAGCGGTTCGAGACATGGCAGGCAACCCGAGACCGGCCACTGTGGCAACTGGCGATGCTCGTGCGCGAGCAGCACTCGGGGTTGCCCTGGTACGTGGAAGCGCCGATCGACGTGGCACACGGTCAGCGAAGTGAACGCAGTATCGGGCGGGGACTCGGACAGCTTGACGTTGCGATCCACGGGGTCAGTCGATTCGACGTGCATCCGTCACGCTGGCAGTCCGCGTTAGGTCTGCGAGGACTGACAAAGGCACAGAAGAAAGCAGCGGCAGAGAAGATCAGCGGATGCGCGCTCGGTGAGGGCGCCGCGGACGCGGTGTTGATCGCTCTGTACGCGTGGCGATTGCGGGACACGATGTCCGTGACGTTGAGAGGGTGACAATGGGCAAGCGTAAGGGACCCGATCCGAGCGCGGTAGAACGCAGGGCACAGGCGCTCGAACTGCGCAAGCGCGGGATGTCGTACCGGCAGATCGGACAGGAACTCGGGGTTAGCAGGAACACCGCGCACAAGTACGTGACCGCAGAACTCGACGAACTGCGCGCAGAGACCAGGGTCAGCGCGGAGCAGCTGCGGGATCTCGAACTCGAAAGACTCGATCAGTACCTCGCGCGACTGCAACCGAAGATCGAGGACGGTGACGAGAAGGCGATCGCGACCGCGTTGCGAGTGCAGGAACGGCGCGCGAAGCTGACCGGACTCGACGCACCGCAGCGGACCGAGGTGACGATCGGGGGCGAGTCCGCGATCGACCGACTGCGCGAGGTTGTTGGGGGCGACAGTTGACACCCGCTCGCATCGCGTGGCATGCTGCGTCAACCCCTCCATCGGCCCCCGGTCTGCGGACGCGTATGCGACCCGGACCGGGGGTTCGTCGTTCGTGGCGTCATGCCTAGTCTGATCGAGAAACTGCGCGCGCGCCCCAAGCACGAGCGCGACGCGTGGCTTGCGACGCTGACACCGGACGAGGCGGTCCGCTTGCTGCACTCGTGGATCGTGCACGGTCGACACGAGCAGATGACGCCGCGCGGGGACTGGCGATGGTGGGTCGTGCTCGCGGGTCGTGGCTTCGGCAAGACACGGACCGGCGCGGAGCAGGTGCACTTATGGGCAGAGCAGCAACCCGGATGTCGCATCGCGCTCGTCGGCAGGACGTACCGCGACACCCGGTCCGTGATGGTCGAGGGCGAGTCTGGGATCGTCGCAACGTCGAAACCGTGGAACCCGTGCCAGTGGGAACCGGGCAAGCAAACGATCACGTGGGCGAACGGCAGCACGGCGCAGTGCTACACCGCCGATAAGCCTGACGTGCTCGCGGGTCCGCAGCATCACTTCGCGTGGGGCGACGAGTGGTGCTTGTGGCGCGAGGTGGGCGGCATGCACGCGCTTGATCAAATGGCGATGGGACTGCGACTCGGGACTGACCCGCGGGCGATCATCACGTCCACACCTCGACCGACTGCGCGCGTGCGGGCGATGCTGTCTCGGGACGACGTGCACGTGACGCGCGGGTCGACAATGGACAACCGGCAGAACCTCGCGCCGGGTGTCGTCGACGAACTGTTGAGGCGGTACGAGGGGACGAGGCTCGGTCGTCAGGAACTACACGCGGAAGTGTTGGACGCGGTCGAGGGTGCACTGTGGGACATCGACACGATCGACGCTGCCCGCGTGGACACCGCGCCGCGCACGCTGCCCCGAGTCGTGGTCGCGATCGACCCCGCGGTCACTGCACTCGACGAGTCGGACGAGACAGGGATCGTTGTCGTCGGTCTCGGGGCGGATGGCGACGCCTATGTGATCGAGGACTTGAGCGGTCGTCACCCGGTCAGCGACTGGACGCGGATCGCTGTTGATGCCTATCACCGGCACGGCGCGTCGCGCATCGTGGCGGAAGTGAATCAGGGCGGGGACCTCGTCGAGTCGACGATCCGCGCGGTTGATCGCCGTGTGGCGTACGAGGCGGTCAGAGCGTCACGCGGAAAGGCGACCCGCGCCGAACCTGTGTCCGCGCTATACGAGCAGGGGCGGGTGCATCATGTCGGCATGCTGCCCGAGCTAGAGGATCAGCTGTGCGCGTGGGTGCCCGGTCTCGCGTCACCTGACCGACTGGACGCGCTCGTGTGGGGCGTCACGTGGCTGATGCCGAGCATAGGTCGCGCGCCCGAGGTGTCGTGGGCGGCAGCACCGAAGATCGCGCGCCGCGGATTCTGATCGCTTTTTTATTGACGGACGCGATCGGTGTGGTAGGGTTTGCGGTGCGTCCCTCGCATGGTGCGAGGAGGACCCCGCCGCGCTTCGGTGGTTCCGGTGGGGTCCACTGACGACGCATCACAGATCGCGCTTGACGCGCAAAATTGATGGAACTACGAACAGAACACCGCCCGCGTCAATAGCAAGTGGGCAGTCACCGCGCCCCGCCCTCGCGCCCCATCAGTTTGTGGGGGCGGGGTCCGGTGGCGCAGATGGAGGGTTGAGAGATGGCGTACGACGAGATCGTGAGAAGTGATGCGGATGGCGAGTACATCGCCGCGAGCGAGTACGAGGGACAGGTGATGATCGCTTGTGCGGTGCTCGGTGCGAACATTGCTGTGTTCGTTTCACCGGAGCACGCGCGGCAGATTGCCGCAATGATCGGACGAGTAGCTGACAAGGCGGACAAGGGGTCGGCAGATGGCGATTGATACGGATGGGATCAGGTGGCAGGTGCGCGCTTGTATCGGACCGAACACGGTGCTCGTCACGACTGGCGGTGTGGTTGCCGAGTTCACGCGGGACGAGGCGCAAGCGATGATCGACGAACTGCGCGACGCACTGTCGCGCGTGTCCGGTGAGGTGCAGTGATGGGGTTCGATGCTTTGATCGCGGTCGTGGTATCTGCACTCGGTGGCGGTGGCGTGGGGTGGCTGGCATGGTGGGCGCACCGTGACTGATCGGCGCATCATGATCGCCGCAGCACTGGCGATGCTGGCGGGGCGCGCGCTGGCCCTCGCTCGTCGCATCGCCCCGACACCTGACGACGACGACGACGACGAACCGGACGGACTGCCGGACGAGTGGCACGACATCGACGACGCGTTGCCTATGCTTGAATCCGGTGTATTCGTAGTGCACACGCACGGGTCTACGTTCTGGCGGTACATGCACACCGCGCCGGACCAGTGGTCGGCATAACGCGCGCCAAATATTGACACGCCTGATCGTGTGTGGTAACGCGTGCGCATGCCTAATAGCGGTGTGCGCACGCCAACGTATCAAACCGGGTGGCAGGTTCCCACGCGTGAACCGACATCCGAACTGTACCCGAAGTCCGTCCGCGGACTTGCGGGGATGCCTGGCATATACGATCAGATGGAGCGAGGGCACCCGCGGATCGCCGCTGCTGCCGAAGAACTCGTACTGACGATCGGTCGCAACGTGCCCGAGTACCGCACGCCCGACGAGGCGACCGCGGACGAGGCGCGCTTTTCTGCACTGTGTCAAGCGTTGTTCGTCGATGACGTGACGCCTGACGCGGAGTGCGACGCTACCGGGTGGCAGGCACTCGCACCGATGTTGTCGGACTACTACCGCCGCGGGTTCTATCTTGCCGAGCGGCGCTGGGTCGAGGCACCGACCGAGCGACGACCGAGCGCCGTGGGTGACGGGCGCCGCGTCGAGTTGTTCCAGTTGCACGCCTCGACTGTTGATCAATACGGGTGGCCCTCGACCCCGAGCGCGAAACCGAACCGCGTGCGGCAGACATCGCGCAGCGGGTCAGCGGTGATCGAGTGGTCGAGGTTGATCCATTTGCAGCACGGCGGGACGCCCGGTGAGGTCGAGGGGGTCTCGTGGTACCGTCCGCTGGTGATGCTGTTCGAGCGTTGGAAGTCCACGCTACTCGGGGCAGAGCGTCGCTTGT